GTAGACTTAGAACCTCTGACAACTGTGAAGTCTTGACCAGAGATTGATGTATATTCCATAATCTCATCACCAAATTCTAAATATCCCGAAGGTGGGAAGTTGGAAACATCACCAGTTACTGTAACAGTAGTAACTGTGTCATTGATAGCACCATTGAGTGTGAGACCGTATGAAACATAGGCATCTGTTGGAATGTTGATAATAACACCACCAGCAGAACCGTATGCAACGCCTGCGTGCGTAGTAAAGTCTCCAATCGTAATATTTGGAGCATAACGAGTCATATGCTCAATTGTGACTCCAGTTCCAAGGTAATTTGCAAGAGGATCATTAAGTTCTTGTGGTTCAAACTGGAACTTAATTTGATCAAATGTATTCAAGTTGTGTGCAAGTCCAGGTTCATTAGTTCTGTCTGCATTATGAAGTTGAGTTTGAACATGAGTAGTTCTTTCTGCACTGATCTGCGAAACAACCAGAGGACGAAGATCTTCAACTTCACTCTGATCAACTACACCGAATCCAAGACCAGCGTTACCACCTTCAGCAGTGTAGTCAACAACAATATCTTTTTTGAAGAACAATGGTGTATGTGGTCTAACAATTTCATACTTTTTAGCAAAAATCAATTCAGGGGCAGCAGTATAACCAGATCCAGGATTTGTAATTACAACATTAGTTACTTTACCGTTAGTAATTTCAGCATATGCTTCAGCACCCGTTCCAGGATTATCACAGGTAACTTTAAATAGAACTTCTGGAGCAACATCATACTCAAGACCAGGGTTTGTAATGTTAACACCAGTGACTTGATAATCAAATACTGGAGGAATACCCATAGTATCACTAATACCCACAGTATTTTCAATACCAACAGTGTTGCCGTCAGACACAGTTACACCAGTTACGACTGCATTAGCAACAGCATTTTTACCACGAATATATGCGTTATCAGTATATACAAATGCGGTGTAAAGCAAATTGTCAGTATTTTCAAGTGCCTTCTCATCAATTCTGATAATTTCTTTTGGTGTTTCACCATCAATCTTGATAAGATCCCCTGGTTGAATAATATCACCTGTATTTGCTACCTTATTAAGATAGCGACATCCGTCTGGACTATTACGTCCAATGTATTCAAGATTCTCAAATACATTGCCATTCCAGATAGAAATTGTTTTGTCAAATGTCTTCCCATAGAAATAGAGACAATGACAATTCTTTCCTACTTGAGGTGCTTCCTTAAAAGTAAGGACGTTATCAGTAATATTATATGAAACTCCTTCTGACTGAGGAACACCATCAAGTAATACTAAAATTTGATGTACATCAGGAGGAATAATATTATCATCACCAAACTGCAATTCAAAGGATTTTCTACTACCATCTAAAAGATGTGAGAAGTTATTTAAAATTTTATATTTACTAAAAGTATAACCGAAGAAATGTCTTTCTCTCTCAAATGCCTCAGTAAATATAATTTGATTTGGATTTACTGATCTATTAATTGTGTAAGATTCGCCATAAATTTGCATGACACCATCAACAAATATCAATAGATTTTCGTCTGCCTCAGTTACAACATTTGTCCCATTTTTCTTAAGAAGATCATATGTTTTAGTTGTACCATCAAAGAGAATATCTTTGATTTTATAGGAATATCTTGCATCATCAGCACCATCAATAAATTTGAAAAATGTTGAATAGAATGTAGTTCCTGTTTTTGGTTTTTCGTAGAATGTTACGCTAGAATTATTATATTCATATTGACCTTCTGTATAAAGAGCATTAGTAACATCGGCGGAATCAAGAGTGCCTGATGTTGTAAGGAAATCAGGTAAAATAGTGAAATCTTTATTGTACAACTGGTTTGCAATGGCAAGTTTTGCCATATCACGCGCTTTATTGAATGCTGTTGTAGATTCTGCAAGTTCACCTGCAATACCATTGGTAAGCAGAGCAGTTCCGTCAATATAACGATCTGTGGCATCAAGAATATTAGAGTTACCGCCAGATCTCATATCAGCGATAATTGCATCAACAATAATTCCAAGATCTCGCTTACACTTACCTTCTCCGAAGGAAGGAACACGCATAGATTCAATCGGGAGTGCCAATGGTGTTACTAGAGATCCCTGATTGAGATATGTAGTTACAATGCTAACAAGGTTGTCAATGTTACTTTGAACATCTGCACATGCCCCATTGCTGTTATTTGCAACAGGAGAATTAACAACAGGTCTTACGATTGCATCAGTCGCTGCTCTAACAAAAGTATGTGAATAATCACCACCAGAGATTACAGCGTCACTGAGAGCAGATACAAATATATGTGTAGAAGTATCAGTGGAACTACCAACATTAATTGTAATTGTAGTTGCGGTCTTCGTTACAATGGGAACGGCAGTGTCAAATGTTTTATCCTTTTTCTTCTTCAGACCATCGGCAACAGAGCGAACAAATGTATGTGCCGAAGTGTCGGAAGAAACTCCAACCTTAACTTTGAAAGTGTCATAGTAGACATCAAAGATGGGCAACCACTTACCACTCACGGGATCTGTGGAGCGAGGATAAGCATGTTCAGTTTGATTGTTATCTCTAGCACATGTAAATACCAAAGAATCATCATCAAATTTAATAAAATCACCATTCTCCCAACCATGATCTTCTACCGTGACAGTAAGAACACCTGTAGATGGATTATAATCAGCGGTCTCAATTGTTTTACTGAGTATAGTTGTCTTAGGATATGAATGTTCGGTAGCATAATTATCATATGCACATGTAAACGTTAATGCCTCATCTCTCAGTTTGATTGATGTCCCTGCACGCAGTGAATGTGCGCCGATGTCCATCGTAACATCACCAGAAACAGGATCATAAGTTGCACTAGAAACCTGATGATTTACTCTTGGTGATGTACCAACGTTAATCTCAAAAGTATCTGTAGTTACGTTGGAAACTGCCAAAGATTGCTCATGATTTCCATCAGCAAGTCTTGGATAAGACTTCTCAGCAACATTACCATCCATTGAACATGTCATAGTAATGCCGTTGGATTTAATTACAACATCGTCGCCATTGCTGAGTCCGTGATTAGCAATAGTAATTACAGAAATACCTGTATTTGCGTCATAAGTAACGTTTGTTGGTGTTCCGACAGCGGTTCCCCAATAGTTTGCATTAGCAGCGGTAATTGTAAGATCCTTTACAAGCAACTGATTAACAATTGCTTCCTTCATTAAATCTCTAACTTTTTCAAATGCGGTGACAGACTGAAGAATTTCACCATCAAGACCATTAGTAGTGAATGATGTTCCAGCAGCGTTGAAGTATTGCTTGAGGAACTTACGAGCATAAACGTTACCTCCAGTGTGAACATCCAATGCCATGGCGTCAACAAAAAGTCCAAGATCACGCTTGCACTTCGCTTCGCCAGTTCTATCAGATCCGATAGTCTCAGTAGGAAGACCAGCAGTAGATCCTGCAGCAATAGCAGCAGTAACAATACCTGTAAGAGTTGTGATCGCAGAGGTTACGTTAGCACACAAAGGAGCACCAGCAGGATCAGGAGTGATCGTGCTATCGGTAACTGTCAGTTGATTTGTGAATGCCAGGATCATGTTGTCCTTAGCAGCATTGAAAGCATCATTTGATGCTAACTCTTCACCAAGTAAACCATTAGTAAGAGGATTGCCCTGATCATCAAAATACTGAAGGGCAAACTTACGAGCATACTCATTACCACCGTTAACAAGATCTAGTGATGTATAATCAATGAACAATCCGATGTCACGCTTACACTTGGTCTCCACTGCGGGATCAGCAGTATTTGATCCTGCCTGCATGGTGGTCCAAGCGTTATCAATAATCTCCTGTCTGTTCTGCTGAATGAGTCTATAAGCGTCCTTAAAGCGATAATCACTCGCGGTTGCGGGATCCCCTGGATAAACGAAATCAGGATAGTCTACGGCGATCTGAGCGGCACCTCTGTCAACCAATTCCTTACGGTTGGTCATGATCAGACGGTAAGCATCTCTATATCTGCTATATCCGTTGGTCTGAGGATCATTAGGATAGTAGAAATCGGGATGCTGTAGAGAAATTTCGGCATTTGCTCTATCAATAATCTCAAACTTATTAGCATTAATTAAGTTGGCACCATCTCTATGTCTATTGGCACTAACTGGTCCTTTGGTGGGATCTGTCCAAATACCAACATTTCTAATGGGTCGCGTTGCAGATGGATTTGCAGTATAATATGTAAGAATTGTTGTTAAATTATCAATTGTTGATTGAACATCAGCACAAACTGCTGGATCATTATTAGTCAGAGTTCCATTGGGGTTATTAATTGTTGCTCTGAAACTATTTGATGTTGGAACATCATAAATTTCAAATTTGTCATTAAAATTGACATTTGCAACAGAATTTGTTACACCAGAAATATGAACATACTTTTGATCAGGATAAGTCGTTCCACTAACAGTAACTGCTAATCCATGGTCACCATCAGTAGTAACAGTCATCATACCAGCGTCATATGAAATGCCAGTGATATTTTGTGTTTGATATGGTTCTTGGAATACCTCATTTAAAGCAATCATAACAGATGTGTTTGAAGTATCTGTTGGGAAATTTCCGTCATTAGTAGACAATGAAAATACTGCTCTAGCTCCATCAAAGTCAGCAGAAATATCTGCCATCTTTGTGGATTCAATTTGGTTATCTAAGAAGTTCAGTCTAGCAGCGCCAGATCCTCCATAAGCTTTGATATTAGCAGTTCTTATTGTTGAAACTTCATATTTTTTAAGTACAATATCAGATTCTACATTGATATCTGGAAGTTGAATGATAACTTCATTTGCATTTGCATTGTCAGCAAGACCAATACTAAATGGTTGTCCAGTTACAGTATCTTCAAAATCTACATCATTTTCAACTGCAACTTCGCCAAATAATTTAAATCCAAGTGGATGAGTAGTTTCATCAACATATTGCTTATAGTCACTTAAACTTCTTGTACTTCTAATAACATAGGAGAAATCTTGGAAATAGTTACTATCAGTAATTTTTTGAGAAGATGAACTAATCTTACCAAGATCGGAGTCATAAAAACCGACTTTGCCGATAAAAGAGTTGACTAAACCGACAATATCTGGATTAGTTACATATTCAACTGTAGATGTATACTGATTAATTTGACCACTCAATACATCACCTGTTTTTAACTCTCCTCTAACAACAAGAAGATTTAATAAATAAATTTCATTTCCAATTAATTTAATTTCCTGAACTTTACCCTCAAATCCACCAGTTGTTGTTACGACTTCTGCTAACTTATAAGTGTTGCTTCCTAAACCCTTAACAATAACTTTTTTATTGAATAGTAATGATTTACTAAGGGTTCTATCAGAAGTAAATTGACTACCATTATTATTAAACCTAACAGTCTTAACTTTACCAATGTCAGTACCTTCAGCGTAAATTTTTGCATCAGTATCCACAGCAGTGATTGTATCAGTCTCTGCATAACCATCCCCAGGATCATCTATTGTTACTGAAATAATTCTTTCATTGACAATAACAGGCGTTAATTTTGCACCAGATCCAGTAGTAGTATTGATGAATATTTTAGTTGATGCGGAATATCTAGATCCACCGTTTAACACGATAACAGAAGAGACCGATCCAGAAATTAATGTCAATTCACCTCTAAAATCATCTAATAAACTATGCGTAACTCCTTCAATTTTAGGAAGTTTTTTATATCCCTCACCACCATCAATTACAGAAATACTTGAGATTGATCCAGTTGATGTCAATGATGTAGTTTTATATGAAACTAAGTTTAACCACTCAGTCACTTCTGGTTGGAATGGAGCAAAAAATTGGAACCTAGTAGAATCTACGATCTTGACATTTTGTGTTCCTGCGGGAAGTAAAAGAACACTAAAATATTTTTTATTATTAAGAACTCCGTTCTTTTCATCATAATAATATACTCTTGATACATTAGTATCCAACAGAGCTACTTTTTCAATAGTTGCTGATGCACCTGGAGTTCCTGGTGTTCCAACATATGTGACATTCGCCAATGTATTAACATTAGAAGAGTCTTCGGAGAAAATCAGATTATGATTCAGGTTAGATCCATCACTAAGATCAAATACATATTTACTTCCTCTAATAAATCTAAACTGAAGATCTCTCGCATAATAATTTCCTGTTCCTGTAGGATCAATTTCCCAATATACACTTTTTCCTGTTACATCAGCAATATCTATTGGTCTACCAGTTGGTGTTGATGTATCAGGAATATTAATAGAATTTGTAATAGTTCCTGAAGTTACTCTTACATCAATTTTTGAGTTTACTTTATCAATTTGATAAACTACACCAGCAACACCTGGACTAGTAATTGCATCACCAACAGCAATTCTATAATCTGGTTGATCATCTGGAATATGTAAGGTTACTGTATTTGTTGTAGCATGTAATCTTAGAGGAGTTGAAAATTGATTTCTATCAACCGTAAGTTGACCAGAATTTGTATCAATTGCTGTAATTTTTAAAATTTCATCATTAATTTTAATATAATCGTTTTCTCTGAATAATGCTGCATCAGGAGTGTAAATATTGATGTTAACTGAATTAAAAGCAACATTAGCAACCAATCTTGAGGTGACTGATGGTTTATTGTAAGTAATTGTTTGATAATCAGATACTCTTACCTTGAAGTTTTTGGTAATATTGACATTATCTAAATCTAATGATAAAGTTACTAAATCATTCTCAGAGAGACCGTGTGGTTCTGAGGTTTCTGCAGTAACTGCAAATTTTGTGCCCATATATTGAGGGGCACTAACATCAATCGGCCACGGTGCTGTTGGAATACCGTTTGTAGTAGGTATAGACTGCCCTGGAACAACTTGATATGAAACTCTAGGAACATTTTTTCCATTGACTTCAAAAACTCTTCCAAAAAGTCTAGATCCTTCTGTATCTGTGTTATCAATATATAAAAAATCGTTATTTTTGAAGGTATTTCCAGATTCTGTTACAGTAAATGAATCTACAGATCCCCTCTCAACACTTCCAACTACTAAAGATGCATCAAATCCTTTGGAAGGAGTATTTGATGTTCTAATTCTTCTTGCTCCTGTAGGAATATTAGAATCATTACTTTGATCAAATTCAAGATTGTAATTATTTTGAGCAGGGACTGATTGAAAACTTTCACCAACAATATATGGATAAACACCTGACCCAAAACTGTTTACTGTTAGAAAATAACAATATCTACCATCAGGATACTCTGGTGTTTTACAAAAACGACCATTATTAAAATCTAACGTTCCATTACCCTGGACAAACTCATAGTCATCTACAAAAGCACCTAAGGGGTATTTTGTTGTATTTGGTCTGGTTGCTGAAACAGAAGATTTTAGGGCATATGAAGATGTTTGTCTAGTAATCGGACTATTCTCATTTACAGGATTACTATAACCATATGGACCATAAATTGGATTTCCATCATACGCCCAACCTAGAATAGGAGAATGGACATATCCAGAAGGTTTCTCTCCATAGTCATTACTGACACCTAAAACATTATCTACTAATTCACTTCTTAAAATCTTTGGATTTTGTGCATATCCATATTGTAATGCATACGCAGCATTTCTACTTGCATATAAGTATCCATTTCCGAGATCAGATCTTACTTGTGTTGCAGGAATCCAATTTTCATTGGCATCTAAAAAATATTTTGTCTTAAATACTCTGTCAAAAGACCATTTTTTGACATTAGCAGTAGCAAAAACTCCAGAACCTTTTGATACAATTCTTACTTGGATTGTGCTTCTATCTGTATAATCAGTACCACCATTAAGAACGATAATTCCAGTAACTTGATTATTTGTTACCTCGGCAATAGCAAACGCACCTTTACCTCTCCCAGAGGTATCAGTAATTTCTACGTTTGGAGTGGCAACATAATCCTGTCCACCAGAAGCAACTGTAATAGTTTTAATTTCACCATTTCTGAGATGAGCATCTTGAGTAACTGATGCTGTTGCATTAAAACCATAAGTTACTTCAAGTTCATGATCTGACGTATAATCAGATCCACCATTGACTACAGAAATATTTGTAACTTTGCCATCTACAATATCTGCGTTAAAAGTAGCTCCGTTTCCAGTAGCATTTTTTACTCTGAAAATTGGTTGAATGTTCTCCTCAAATCCAAAACCAGATTGTGCAATACTCACACTGTCAATTGGTCCGAAAGCAACTTCCTCATAGTCTTTAGGACTAAATGCTTCAACACCATTGACGAATAAACCAACGGGTTTGCTTCCAACGGTTTGAACTTGTGTATTTTTTTCTTGAACTAATGGAAATGACTTAAGAATATTTTGATTTCTGATATCAAATCCAGTTCCAGTAAAACCACCAATTGGGTGTCCAGGAAGTCCTGCACTTGTTACATAAGCATACTTTGAATCTTTAAAAACAGCAAAAACTTCAGTGGGGATGTCTTTTACCGCATTATTAATTTGAACATCAGAACTAGATGAACGAGTCCCAACCTCATTTAGTATCCAACTAGTAAACTGTGGTCTAGAATCCGAGGCACCATCTTGAGACAGTGTAATTCTTTCACCATCTTCAAAATAATTGGAACCATCTATAATATCAACTTCAGAGAGAACTCCAAGAACTTTCAATCTTATCTGATCTTCCACTTCAGTTTTACCTGGAGGATATCCAAAAATATATTCAGTAGTACGAACTTCTTGATTAATAAAATGTGCTGCAGCGTTAGTTCCATATACTCCTCTACCACAATCAATAAACTGATTGAAGGTTTTGGTTCTATATGTAATAAACTCTCCATCAATCTCAATTACACCATTTGATTTTGGAAAACTAAGAGTACTATCAACAGTAATTACCGTATCTGTGGCAGAAATATTACTTCTAAGAATAGATTCTTGTGGGATATCAAATGGTTGTGAGTCTAGTACATTCAATCTAACTTCATAGATATTTTTAGAACCAGAAGAATAGTTTGAGATATTATTGATTAATAGATCATCAATAATAGCAGTTGCTTGAATGACACCACTAGCATCAGTTTGTCTAACTTGAGCACCGACCAAATCATACGGATTTCCCTGAATTGCTTCAACTTTAATAATATCATCAACAGTAAAATCAGAATATGAAGCTTTGATTACTCTATCTTTTGGATAGCGAATAGTAATTTCTTCATCAAATAATGCTCTAAAAAGGAATTCAACAGAAAGATCTGTTCCTTTATAACTGTAGAAGTCTTTGATATTTCTGATCAGTGTATCTTTGCCAATCTGATCCGAAATATTTTCATGTGGGAATCCAGCAAGATATTGCTCTTCGTAGTTCTTTAGGACAAAGAAGAGAATTAAATTTGAATAATTTGTTACAACAGCATCAGCAGCATGACTTTGAGCAGTGCTAGTCTGAACCGTAGTCTTCTGATTATCAAATGTTGTAGTCGCAGTAAACCCTCTCTTACATCCAGTAAGAGTTCTTGTTGAAATATTTACAGATTCGTACTGAATAATCTCACTACCAATTCCAATAACACCACCATCAGTAGAGAGACCATCAATTTTATCTACAACAATGGAAGTAGCACTATCATCAATTGCAGATTCTAATTTATAAGTTTTAACTAGATTAAACTTTCTCAGGTTGTCAACATTAGAATATTCCAGAAAATTATTCTGAATATCCAGAACACCACCAGATACTTCTAATGACTTATAATACTCTTCAAAGAATTTTACAAAAGTAGGAAACTCATCAACAATGAAACTTGGTAGTTGCTGATCAACTAAATCTGATATTGTTAACTTATTAAAATTCATTTTACGCTACTTCTTTGAACATTGAGAAAGTACTATCTGATAATGCAAGATTTAAATAAACCTCACGAACTGCAAAGATATCATCATTTTTAGGAACAGCAGTAATGTAAATATTGTTATCAGCATCACTACCACTGATAATTTGAAGTTGGTTAATTAGCACCTTTCCTTCATCATAATTAACATTGCCAACATCATCAATCAGGACTACTTTACTTGCAGTAATTGAGTCAATAGTATATATTCTTAAAACTCCATCCTCTGTATCTTCAAGATATACATCAATGTTATCATACCCACTAATTCTAAATTTAGTACTGGTAATCGTAGGTGTGCCATCGCAAAATTTTGCAAATGAATTTACATAACACAGAAGATATTGAGCTTTAGCACTAAGTGCAGGAACTAGTTTTTTTCTAAGACGAAACTCAGTATTGTTTCCAGTAATAGATTGCTGAGCAGAATCAACTACTGTAGTAACTTTACTCTTCCTAATAACACCACCAAATTTACTAAGATTTGCAGATTCATCATATTGAGTCAGATTATCAATAACTAAATTTCTAAGTTGCTCTTGAGTTAAATTTGTTTCCGTCTGGTTATAGAAAATTTTAGATAATACTAAAACATCAACAACAGAGGGATCAACAATGATAGGAGTTACAGATGCAACTGTAAACTTCTTTAATTTTGATAAAATATCATTTTTTGTCGAATTACTCAAAATATCGCTATATTTTGGTTTAATAGCAATCTTTACACGTCCATATTCTGGCGGTTCTTCAGTTTCACCACCATATACAATAATATCTGCAATTGAAGAGTAAATTCTTTGTGTAATGATCTTATAATCATCTAATGTTACTGCTCTATTCTGTGCAGCATAGAATTTAGGAGCATTTGATTTAATCAATTCGTCAGACTCAATATCATCACCCCCAGTACTACCACTTTTTACTGTAACGTTAACTCCTGTTATAACACGGGAACTATTCTCATCATAAAGTTCTCCAGAAAATACAAAATCCTTAATATCATTGGCAGTTTGACCAGATGTTGTTAAATATGAAACTTCAATAACTTGACCATCCTTTAATGCTTTTCCAAGGACTCCATCGCCAAAAATTAACTCATATCTGCTGTCATTAATTTCCTGAACAAAGAACACAGGATCATTTGCAGAAACATCTAAGATATTAGATACTTTTTCAAAAACTTCTTTATTAGATGCATTTGCATTTTCTCTCACTGATACTCTAATTGTCTCAGTATCAATATTTCCAGTTGGAATTACGAATTTTTGATTTGGAATTGTATCATCTACAACAAATGAAAATGTTAAGTAAACACCCTCCAAGATGTTTAAATTGCGATCATCATCTCTATTGCTGATACGGCAAATATTATTGACAACAGGACTTACAACGTCCTCAAGAACTGCAAATTGAAATGTCTCTGACCTAGCATCTACATTTGATGCAATAAAACAATTCCCCTTCTTCAGCGTAAGGAATCTTGGCACCAATCTTTGGTCAATTGCGGCAACAGAACTAAAATCAACTTTTAACTCTACAACAGCAGTGGATGAAGTTCTGGATTTTGCAGTATACCCTAACTGTTTCGCAATTCTTACAATATTATCTCTTAATGATGCTGATGATAAGAAATTTTCATTAGCTGCCATCGTTGTATTGAAGGCAGTGTAATAGGTATTGTACGCCAAAAGATCAACCACTGATGACAGGGTTGATCCTTCAAAATCATAATCAGTAAAATCGGTATTACGCCTCAAATATTCAACCAGAGCAGCTCTGATATCAGCGTAATCTAGAGAACTAACTTGTGCGAATGCCATTGATTATATCTTTGATGAAGAAGTTAACGATAATGTAGTTCTGAATAATTGGGGCGAAGTATCTGGAATAGTATAAACAATTTGCACATCATAAGTATATTCCGCTTCATTCAAATCTACTATGACTTCTAGTAAGTTAACTCTAGGTTCATATTTAGAAATTAACAGTGATACTTCATTTTTAAGTAAACCAGCGGTGGCAAAATCAAAAGGTTCAAACAATAAATCAGGAATTCCACTACCAAACGACGAGTTAAAAAATTTCTCGCCCTTCCTATAGGAAAATAAGTTAAGAAGAGATCTCTTAATTGCATTCTCATCCTTGAGAATGTTGAGATCTTTTCTTAACGGGTTGATTTTGAATGTATAACTCAAGTCCCTATAGGATCTTGATGGTTTCAACGCCATTTGATAGTAGATTTTTCAATTATTTATCACGATTTTTGTCATCTTTCTTTTTTTGAGATTTTTTCAGCAGTCTGTCAGAGTCAATTTGAGTGATTAGAGTCATCCCAGACTTAATAAAGTCTTTACTTTTGTCAGTCGGTGAGTTTCCCATCGGTTTTTTGTGTAGTTTTTACAATTTCGTAATCATTTCCAAGAATTTCTTGCATCATTGCATCATTCCAATGTGCATAATATCCAGATTTTGCCAAAATTTCGCGATGTTGACGCAATTTTGCTTTTGATTGACACAACATTAAGTTGTACTTACCATTATTTGTCTGAATTCCATTAAGAAAAGTATGATAATTGGCACAATCTTCCAAAAATATGAATTCTGGGTAGATTGTGTTGTAAATTTCACACCACATTTGGATAGCGTCAGCATCCAGATAATCTTCAACGACAAAAATGACGACATCACACCCTTTAATAGGCATGATATCGTCAATCGGTGCTTCCACAACCTTATATGAAGCAGTTGAAGAGTAAGGACAGATAGAAAAATTTCCTAATTCTGGTCGGACTTCGGAAATTTTAGCAATCCAATCCTTAATATGCTCTTCAATCTCAATCATTCTTCTTTTTTCTTGTCTGGATGCTCTTGATCAGCAGGTCTACGTCCTACGACGTAACCATAGGTCTTTGGTGCTGGAGTTTCTTCGCTCATCTTCCTTGTCCGCGATAACGTTTACGGGCTCCGTTACGGGAGCTTGCACTGTATTTAGTATGCTGACCATCTCCCTGGCGCGTTTTTTTGGGCTTTGACTCAATGTTAGCGTTGCCACCAGTAAGTGAAGGGCGTTTTGCCATGAATTCCTCAAATGTACCTTGATATTATATCACATCAATTATGCTTCTGCAACACTAATGATTTGGATTTGTGTTCCTCCTGATTCATTTCCATTAGAAGGATTAGAAACAATTACTTCAGCAGGACTGCTTGAATTCTGGGAAGGACTTGGAAGACCACCAATGTAAGATGCACCTCCGCCACCACCACCGCCGAAGTAACCACCCTCGTTAACATCATTATCCCATCCACCACCGCCGCCACCGCCGCCGTAGTAACCGAATCCACCAGCACCACCGTCTCCATCAATACCTCCGCCTCCTCCTCCAGATGAGAAGAATGCACCATCACCTCCTCTACTAGCAGATAGATCCCCGCCAGCATTTCCACCTGTTCCACCAGAACCACTCTTATAACCGCTTACAGAACCACCAGTGCCCCCATAAGAAGTATTTAAATTTGAACCAATAGAACCATTAGGTAATCCAGCTTTACCGCCTGCAGGTTCTGATGGTCTGGGTAGACCGCCAGCCCCTGATTCGCTTCTAGGATTACCTTGATATCCACCTTCTGCTGCAAGCATAATACAGTTATTACCTATCGCAGATGTTCCATGGAAGACTGCTGCATATCTAGTGTCATAATGAAGTAAATATGGTTGTCCAGCTTTTGCAGTAAATGTTCCCTGAACATAAGATCCTTGTCCACCATTACCTGGGGGTGTTCCACCACGAAGTCTTATAGTGACAATATAATCCTTTGCAGATGGAGTTAAGAATGCAGGTTCTGACAATGTAGTTGTACTAGAAAGACTAGTAATATCTACTGATGTTCCACTAACAGTGCCAATAATTTCTAATGACCCAGGAACGGTCATTGAAATGACTGCTAGACCATTTTGACTAGCTCCACCATGACCACTAACGTGCTCTGGAGGTAATGAAGCAGGAACGGGCGCTGCACCACCTGCAGTTCCTGTATTACCTACACTAGCACTGGTATATGCTAGAGAGATAGAACCTGATCCTCCTGCTCCACCACCGCCAGTACAGTTACCATTACCATCTCCGCCAGCACCAGCGCCGCCCGAAACTCCTGATCCACCTCCACCGCCACGGTTACCTTGGTTTATGCCAGAACCGCCGCCAGCGCCGCCTCCAAATCTTCCAGAAGTACCACTAACTTGACCAGTGTTTGGACCTGTTCCAGCACCGCCACCTCCAGTACCTCCACCGCCGCCACCTTGTCCATTCTGACCAGCACCACCACCGCCACCTACGATAGCTGAAAGACCATTAAAAGTAATTTCAGATCTTTGACCGCCACGACCAGCACCATATCCTGCCTGACCTGTTGGAGATCCCTCTCCAGTAGAACCTACAAATACTGATATAGTTCTTGTCGCTGGTGAATAATCATATCTCTTTACATCAAAACCATTACAATAGTCTCCTTGACCACTGGAACCAGTTCCACAGGAATTATCAGTTTTCCATCCATAAGCACTATTGGATCTGTAAGTTCCCCAGGTATAAGCGTAGGTTCCAACAATTATATAACCATCTTCATTTGGTGCATATGTTCCATCATATACCAGAGTTCCTTGCCACAAAATTTGTAATTGTCTTACACCATTGATACCAACGGTTTCTGGTCCCCCAGTTCTAGTATACCAACCATTTTGAGTATTAGTACAAGATGGTTTTTCAACTAAACCACCCTGACCCGTTTTTACTACCACATTGGTATATGAAGAACCTGATGTAGTGCTAGGTATAGTGACTGTTCCCGTCGCATATCCTCCACCACCACCGCTAAAACTTCCTGTAGGACATTCACCGACACCTTGCCCGCCAGCGCCCCACAACCAATAAGTAAATCCAGTTGCACTGGTGGGAACTGTAACGCTAGTTTCGCCAGTCTGTGTAATATTATATACTTGTGATCCAGCAGCTGTAACTAATGTCACAACTTCTTCTGTAATTTTACTGGCACAAAATTCATTAACAAGTTTACAGCGATAAGTATCACTATTATTAGAACTTGATACTGTTGGTGTGGTATAACTTTCACTTGTAGCACCAGTAATATCGGAGAACGTAGTTTCTCCAGATCCTCGCTTTTGCCATTGATATGAAATTGTCTGCCCAGAAACGCCAACGATTGCTGCCTTAACATTAAAAGTTGCTGTTCCTGACTGCAATACAACAGATCTTGGTTGAGTAATTAAATCAATGTATGCTGGTTCGATTACAATTCTAGAATTTTGTTGCTCTTCACCAGCATCACCACGATTGGGATGAGTAGATCCTCCAAATGCACCAGTAGTTCCAACTGCAGTGGAATGAACAAAACCAGATCCTCCTGCTCCGCCTCCACCAGCCTGTGGTCCTTTGCCAGGGTTATTGCTACTGCCATCATATCCATCATGACCGCCAGCACCTCCACCGCCGCCATAATATCCACCACCGCCGCCACCGCCTCCAGCGGCAGAGTATGATCCAGAATTAGATCCTCCAGATCCACCAGATAGTGCAGATCCCGCACTACCATTAGTGCTGCCTCCAGATGATGTAGCACCGCCAGCACCACCTAATGATTGAGTGGCACCATACCCTCCTTTAGCAGAAATTGTTGATAATGTACTATTGGATCCATCGGATGCCACTGTACCACCACCAGCACCACCAATAACTTTTGCACCTCCATTATGACTAAAACTACCTTGAACTGTAGTATATTTTGTACAAGGATATGAAATTGTTTGAATATCCTGGTATTCAATAGTCCAGGAACAACTAGCAACATAACTTGAATATCCATTATCATTCCTGCGGAATGCAAGAACCATCCATTGCGAAGTTTTAGTTAGTTGAAACGTATCAAGATAAAATCCAGGACAAGCACCACCAGCAGCAGTACAACTACTAGTACTTACTTGCAAGGTATATTGACCACTAGGCATGGTACTATCGAATCCAATAATATAATATCTTGCAGGTGGTTGAATATTGTATATCACACTGGTATTACCATACCAGTTAAGATAATTATTACTTCTGGTTGCATTATCATATGAATGAGAAAATCCACCACTTTTACGGACACTATTATCAACTGTTTGATAACAAGTAGTCTGATATGGCGATTGATAATAATAAGAATATGATACTGTTTGTTGAGCACCACCACAAGTAGATGAAGTGTTTAAACTAGCGCCTCCAGCACCGCCTGCAATAGCGAGAGCATTAGCATGAGATACCGAAGTATCAAAGATACCTGCATACCCTCCTCCTGCCTCTGCATAGCGCCCAGAGTCTGATGTTCCTGCAGAACCACCACCTGCATTCATCTTAATTTTATAAATGTCGGCACCAGAAATAGGAATATCTACATCAGTATATCCACCCTTTGATCCACATGTTCCTTGACCCCAAAGGTGAGCACTAATCTTATTACGATCATTTTCTAATGATGTAATACTATAATCAACGGCATTAGATGGATCAAATACTAAAGCACCATGTTCTTCAAAACTCCAATACTCAATATTATTAATTGCTGGTTGAATTCTAAAGTCAGCACCACTAACTGCCATGATAACTGAATTACTAATTACATCAACTGCATCAGAATTACTAAAAATAACTCTGTATTCATCACCATTGTTAGCAGTATCTTGAGCTGATGTTGTATATTCTACCGTAGTTCCACTAGCCTGTCCTGTTCCACTAGCACCAGCAATATCAGCGAACGTAGTTGTTCCCGATAACCTGACTTGCCATTTAAAATCAAATGTGTCACTGGTAATTGTGGCAACTGCATCAAAAGTTTTTGTAGTTCCCTGTGGAATAACAATTCCTAACGTAGGTTGAGTTGTAATCTCTATCTCTCTAGTAATGCTTAATGTTGCATTGTTTGAAGTGATTGGAGATGTGACTGCATCTACATGAGAAACTTGACAGCGATATTCTGTATTATTATCTGCTGTCACAGTTACCCCAGAAGGTACTGTAAAAGTAGTGCCAGTCTCACCAGCAATATCAGTGAATGATCCACCAGGCAATTTTTTCTGCCACTGAAACGTCAGTAGGGATTCATTAAGTTTATTTGTGGCAACGGTGGCAGTCAACACGAACGACTTTTGAGCACTCTCAACTACATCAAGATCTGACGGAGATATAAGAACAGTATTAATTGCTTGTATAAGATCTTCAATACCTCCAGTTCCACCTCCTGTTCCTGAAGGTGGATTATCGGGATTGCTAACATCTGCACCAGAACCACCAGTGGCAGATTCTGCCATGGCAATATCTTGATTACTTACATCAAAATACTCGACAGGATGAATTGATCCCAAGGGAACACGACGATCCTTTGGAATTAATCTTTTCTGTTCACTGTATGGTTCGTGGTGGTGTTTTCTCATGCCATAAACACATTAGGAGATCCTACAATGATTGGAAATTTACCTGTGATACCTAATGCTAGATCACCCAGACGTTCAGAAGCAATTACATTTGTAAAGCACTTAGGAGATCCAGTGATGACAGGTGCAACATGTGTCTTACAGCACTTAGGGCAAGGAACGATCTCTAAGTATGGTGCTGTCGTATCACCAATCTTACTTGCTGCCTTTGCGTTAATAAAGACATTGGGAGATCCCGTTGCTTGCACAGGAGTGTTACAACGATTTAGATATGCATGACCGATTGTACTTGCTGCTCTCATTATTGTACCTTTGAGGGAGTAGTGACTTTCATGTTCTTAGCAGTTTCTGGGAATGTTTGATTATAACGTTCTCGCTGTTCTTCTGGTGTTCTCTGCCTGTCATTAATCAAATCATTCAGAATTTTATTATAATCGTTATTACTGTTATTTACCACATGAGTAACTGTATGAATATCAGTTCCAGTGGCGGTAGAACTACTATATCCCATGTCCGACAAAAGTGAATTTGCCTGCGATTGACTAATACCTGCATATACACCATAATTCACAGCAAGTACCCAATCTACTTTAATTTTAAATGTAAGCGTTGTAAACTCTCGTTGGTCAGGAATAAATTTATATAAATTATCAAACTTCTCAGGTAACTCATATAGACTCTTAGCCTCATAAGTGCCGCCTTCATAATCATTCGTATAACCGAACTCATTGCGACAGAATACAGCAGCATTATATGAACCCTTAACAGAAAGAGTGTTCCAATGATTTACCGTGAACGTATGACTTGACTGACGTTCCTGTCCTCCACCATCTGCACTAGTATTGAATACAAATTGGAATGTACCACTCGGTGCAGCATTTTCAATAAACTCTACACCACCACCTCTACCATCTGCTTTCGCTAATACATCACGGGTAAACCAATCACCAAGTTCACTCTGTGCAATTGCATTATTTTGAGGTCCTTGATCATCTACCCAATATACTCTTGTCGGCACCCGTGCAACATGAACACCAAAATAAGAATTACCACCATTCGGAGCACTAGTGCTTGTACCAGTTCTAACGTTTGAGGTTCTATAATTACTACTTCTACTATAACCTCCTGCACCGTCCTCTTGAGTCGTAGGAGTACGAGTGCCGTTTGAATTTGCCTTTAATTCAAAGTTAAAACTATTGTATAGATTAACATCAGGAATAATAGGAGTCTCTACTGCAGATCTGCCGTTATAGGTTTCCTCTGATCCTGGACCCTCGTTATATTTACTGTAAATGTATGTGTTGCTCATTTGTTCTCTAGTTCAGATACCTTGGTGTGCAAATAGTCTAGAGTGTCAGTCAGTTTCTCATATTCTTCTGTTCCAGGTCTCTTATATGTCAACTCTGGATTAATGAGTTTTGCTACTACAATCTCCAGATTATTTATGCGCTCTAGTACCTCCTCAAAGTCAAAATATTCCTCATTCGCCATACACTTCCCCTCTATGTAATACCTCTGAGACAAACGCGGTAGCCTCCTTCTTAGTCTGCCAGGCTTTCGCTCTGGAAAGCTCCGCCGTCCAGGTGCTAATAGACTCTCCACCTTCCATCCAGTAAATATAAGGCTCGCTCACATACCTTGAAGAATTTACCTCACGCACATACCATTTCTTATTTGCCATTCGTATGCTCCTCAAGTGTGTCAAGAATACTATCCATAGACTCTATATTTTCAATATCACTAATTAACTTAGCAATCTGTGTGCAAACTAACGGACGCTCTTGCCTAGCAGCAAATGCCAGTGCGTTGCGTAGGTTTGCTTCTGCTTCTTTCAGTGATTCTTCTACCTGATTACCTAATGCCATCAGATTCTTCCCTCGTTTCGTAGTTTTGTAATAGTCTCGCTACATCCTCCGATAAGCTTACCATCTTTCAGGACTCTGGGAAATGTACTCCCATACCCGAACTTTTCTGTAAATTGCTCTCGGCTAAAATCGCGATTCAGCGTAACTTCCATATATTCTTCGCCAAGTCCTGTGAGAACTTTCTTAACATTCTCACAGTAAGGACAGTTTCTCTTTGAGTAAATTGTGTAAGTCATTTTCAGTATACTAAAGGTTTATTCTACACCAAGGTCGTACTCTTCGTCAAGTTTTCTCTGAACATCAAATAGAACTTCCTCATACTCGCCCGCCTCATATTCATCAGCATTCTCAATGGCGATCTCTAAGGCATTCAACATGACATCCATCTCATGCTCTGATAAGTCTAGATGAATATTTTCCATAATTGTTTTGGAACTACCGTATATAGCAATCGGGGTTTTTTGGAGAATTTTTTTGGGGGAAAATTTTTTATATGAAAGAGATTCTCTCGGGCGTTTGGGAACCTTTGTAGGTTAGGGTAGTTTGGGTTTTTTGGATTAAGGGCGCAACGCCCCCAACCCGCCTAAGGGCGGGGGGACTGTGCTATGCTGCCACTGCTCGCCTGATGTCGCGGCGGATGTTCTGCAGTGCCCTGTGGTCTGATGCCGTCTTGCTAGTGGTGACGATTGCCCCGCTAGCGTGTTGCCAGATTAGGTGCTTTCCAGACTGCCGCCGAAGGGTGAACTGTGATGCCCTCATCAGAGGGGTGACCTGATCGCGTGCCATAAATCACTCGAAGGTAGGAATCTTGTCCAGTGCCTCCTGAGCATAGCAGCGGGAGTGGATGGCGGCAATGGTCACAGCATCCGATCCGATCGCAGCGCCATGGTCACGGCGGAAGGTCATCTCATCGTCGTCGTTTGCCATGCGACCAGACCAGACGATGGACTGATCATAGAGGGAGCAGGCGGGGGAGTAAATCATTGGGTTGTGTCGTTGGTGATATTGTACCATGGGAGGGGGCGACCCCTCACAGTTCCCACAGCATCTCGTTCATCTCGTCTGCATCAATGGCGGGGTCATCCCAACGCACACCGTCACCAGTGGCACCGAGGAAAGAACCGATCTGTCCATCCATCATGCAGCGAACGAACTTGTCCCATGGTGTCTCCAGACCCTCGCGGTAGGTGACGCACGCCTTAGCGGTGTTGTAGAGGAATTCATCGTTGCCGATCCAGAGGGAAGCGTTCCAGGTTTCGTAGTTTGCCCAACCGTTCATGGT